TTTTCTTAATTTTCGGGTTATATGTTACCGGGAAGGAATATTTATTGTTTAGCACGTAGTATGAGAAATGCGGGATTTGGCGGGATTTGGCGGGATGAAGCGGGATAATAAAAGAATATCAGTGGGTTAAAATAGTGAATTACTGTGATATAAATTTCTCATGGTGCAAAAAAATATTGGCGATTTCGTACCATTTATGCCGGAAATTTGCACCCAATTTGAGAAAGAATATAACAAGTTTTTTCAATCGTCCGCTTTTATTAACTATCGAATCGAATATTCGCCCAAATCGATAATTTGCTTAAAAGCTCGTTGGAACCATTTAATTTTAACTTCCCGTGATTTGTCATATCCCATAGCACGAAGCAACTCATTATGGCATACAGAATCCAAGACCTTAAGAGGCGGCGGCTCATCAGCCTCAATTTCAAGACGCCGGGAGATAAAATCGGTTAATAATTATTAGCTTTCTCTTCGAATAAGCCATATACCCATATATTTCCCCATTTGCTCCTTATTGTAGAAGCATCTATGGGGAATACTTTACCACCTTCCACTTTAGAGACTAATATCCTTGCCTGTTTTCTATTGACAGAAGCTCCTACAAAGAATCCTTCTTTTGCAAATGTCTCATCAGGCGCGGCAATGAACGTATTAATTGGACCTAGCTCCTTAATATAATTCACCACGATTAAACCTTTCTCTACTTTTACGGAGCCAATATTTATTGGTCTATGACCTTCATCATCTATTGCGTACCATCCCCGCTCATCTTCAGATCTAAGAACGCCTGCTACTATCTCTTGATTTGTAACTTCAGAATTTGAATTAACCAAAGATATAACAGCTAAAGTTATAGCTATAAGAGATATGTAAATCGACAAATACTTTCTCATTCTCCCTCTCTCTATATATATATATATATATTAAATATTATAGTACCGCTTGGGGAGCCAGATCCCCCCCTCTCACCAGTTCGGTATGATGATCCTGCGGTAGGAATCAAGGGTTTTAAAGTAGCTGGGATAAATTGCATTTATAAATCGTCCCAGCGCCTTGACGGCGCAGATTTTGCCGGTGAATGTCTTTATGGCAAATATAATCGGTTTGGTGAATCCATTCTCCTCGATGTGCTTCAGGATTCTCGTTCGATCGGAGGGGTCGATATAAAATTGGGTCGTGTTTAACGATTCTATCGTAACGTCCGGAGGTATTTCAAGGAAATCCCGCTGCTCCTGGTTCATCCAGAGCACATTGCCCGCCGGATCGGTAATGATGGCCGGGGCGTTCGGCAGTTCAATAACATTCCTCCGCCTCAGCTGGCAGCTTTTTTTTGGACGTACTCATGCTCCCCGCGTTCCTCCAGCAATTTTTCCATTCTATCCATCCGGGATTCAAGTTTTTTATATAAGTCAGTCTCCCTCCGGGCGCCTCCCCGCGCCAGCGTCTTCAAATCAGCCAGGATCATTTGTAAAACCCCAGGATCGTTTGAATCGAAAATTTCTTTCAACCAGCCGACCGCTTCAACAAATTGGGTTTCACCCTGCCCCTTTGGCCGGGGTGGTTCCGGGGTGGGTGGATATTCCGGCTCCGGTCCACATATCTCCGAGTATTTCTTCCTGGCGCCAGGGAAAGGCTCACCAACACCATCAAACCACCAGAGAGGATTAATTTTAAATTCCCTACAAAATTTAAACACAAAGAAAAGACTCGGAATTGTACGCCGTTGACGATAGCTATTTATAGTATCTTTATTTATTTCGAGGACGGGGGCGAGTGTTTTATTAGAATAACGCTTTTTTTCACAAACATAATTTATTGCCCATCGAGTCCGTTCTTTCAGACCCTCCTTTTCACTTATTAATTCTTTATTTTTACTCATTGTAATGATATTTCCTTGCACAACGTTTACTTTCTACGTTGTGCATAACGTTATACACTTAAATTTCATTAATAATTCTAAATGTTTAATTGACAAAACCACCCCAAAATAAAAAAATACGTTGTGCATGAGAAAAATACTTGACATGGTGTTTTTTATCAGCTATAAATTATATCTATACAACAAACAGAAATAGACCCAAAAGGAGCCAAAATGAAAATCTTGATTAAAAACTGTATTACCCCTGACCGGCTGGAGAAGTTTCTTGCTTCTCCTGAAGGGAGTCGTCGAGTAGCTGACGTAGTCCATAGACCCAAAATTATAACTTCGGAGGCCCAATCCATGAAATGCGCATATTGCCAAAAAGAAGTTTCATATATCCCCAGCAGCGAAACGCCATTTTGTAAATTTTGTGGGGCTAAGATTTATCAGGATGAAAATAATTACGATATTTGCTTTCAGATTATTTCCCTGCTCGATTTCAAACCGATTGGGCTGGCCCGATATATTTTACGAGAAGCAGATACGCTCTTACAGGATTGTCACCTGGTCAATACCCAGAATTCGAGATTTAAAGCGAAGAAAGAAGAGTTTTTAAAATTCGCTTCTTCTTCCGACTGATTAACCGGATTGCTTCATCGGTGTAATCATTCAAAACAATTACCTCTTTTTATAAATATATTAAATCAGGAGAACATTATGCATCCCGCCGATATTCATGCCGCCCTGAGGAAAAAAGGCGTTACTCAAAAAGACATTGCCGACGAACTTGGTGTCCACCCGGTAACCGTATCCCGGGTGATTTTAAAGATGGGCGTCTCCGCCCGCGTCATGATTTTTATCGCAAAAAAAATTGGCAGCCATCCTCGGGAGGTGTGGCCGGAATATTTTAATGCGCCGCCGAAACGGAAAAATTCCACGGTTGTCAACTGGTAAAATAAATTAAATCTTATAAATAAAATGAAGTCAATGTCTAAAAGAAGAAAATATATAGACCCCCGCCAAAAAAGTCTCGATTTTTCCAAACAAATCGAGGCCTACCAGAAATCCAAAGAAGAGATACTGGAAACCATCAATAATAAAAAGCCCTTACGTCAAATCGAAAGCCCCGAAGAAGCCTGTATCGAGATCGCGGCGGGTATCAAACGGGCGATCCGGAAAAGCAACCTCAGCCGGGACCAGATTGTTGACGCAATAAACGAATATTTCGGATGGGCCGGAAGCGGCAAGAACAAGAAACTTTCCATCCACATGTTAAATCCTCACCTCTCCAAACCAGCCGAGTATCCTATTCCCGCCTATTATCTTTTTGCGATTATGCGAATTACCGGATCGCTGGATCCGATCAGACCATTCGCCGATGCCGAAGACGCAAGGGTGATCTCCGGATGTGAAGTCCGGGAACTGGCGCTGGGCAAACTGGAAGACTCGATTACCGAAATGCAGCGACTCAAAAAAGAACTAAAGGGGAGAGCGTAATGAGCCGGAAGATAACATATCAGTTTCAGACGGAGCAGAGCAAAATCAGCAAAATATTATTAGCGGCAGCCCGCGCGGGCAATGTATGGGCGCGGGATCAGTTAGAGATACATTTTCACTGCCGGGTGGCAAATAATATCCAGCTCCAGCGAATCAACCGGGACCGGCGACGGGGAAATCTGGATCCCCGGACATCCTGGCTATGAGAGGAGAAAAAAAGAAGATGAAGAGAGAACTTATAAAAATATTTGCTGCATTCCTTTTTGTTTTTGGCCTCCTGCTCGCCGGCTCGGACGGCGGCTGGTTCCCCTGGCCGAACATGGCCGGGATGGGGATGGTTGCCTGCGTGACATTTTTGGCGGGTGAGCCGGCGGAATGAAAGAAACATATACTGCCAGGGAGATCGCGGAGATTATGGGTTGGGCGCGAACAACAATTGTCAGACGGCTCCAAAAAGGAAACTGCCGGTTTCAGGAGTCGGCCGGCCGCGGGGGCAAGCAGAAGGAATATCTTTTCGATTCCCTGCCCGAAGACATCCGGATGGCGATTATGACGCAGACGTTGGCGGAAAAAGAGGCGCAACCCGGTATTGTTTCCCGGGAGCCCTGCGCGTTGGAAGCCTGGCAGAGGAAAAAAGCCCTGGCCTGGGCGGACCTGGTGCGGCTGTACGTGGAATATGTCACTCGCAAGGCCAACGGCCACGGCTCAAAAATGATCGCGAAAAAGAATTTCGTGCTGGCCTACAACGCCAAGGCCTACCCCACCCTTTATGGCATTCTCGGCAAAACATCGTTTCAAACTCTCGAACGACAGATCGGCAAACTAAAAAAAGAACGTGACCCCATCACCGCCCTGGCCCCGCGTCACGGCGGCAACCGGGGCAAACGGAGTGTCGGCCCCGAACAGGCCGGAGTGCTCCTTTCGATCGTGCGCTCTCCCTATCAGCCCAAACGAAAAACGGAAATCATCCGGATCGCCCGGGCGGTGATGGACCAGAAAGAAATCCACGACAGCCTGTCCGACGCCACTTATCGACGGTTTCTGGATGACTGGATATCGGTACATTACGACCAGTGGATTTTCTGGCGGGAAGGCGAAAAAGGACTCCACAACAAATGCCTCTACTGGATCGAGCGGGATTACGACCGGATCGAAGTGGGAGACATACTGGTGGCCGATGGCCATATCCTCAATTTCGAAATACTAAATCCTTGGACCGGCAAACCGAAACGCATGATGCTGCTCCTCTGGTTCGACATGAAAAGCAATTTCCCCTGCGGCTGGGAAATCATGCCCACCGAGGATACCGAGGGGATCAATTCGGCGCTCCGCCGGGCGATTCTGATGCTCGGCAAAATACCCAAAATCGCCTATCTTGATAACGGCAAGGCCTTCTCTTCCCGGTTTTTCAAGGGCGAGAAGTCTCTTGAAGAGACCGGATTCGGGGGAGTTTTTAAGCGGTTAGGGATCCGCTCCATCTATGCCTGGCCTTATCATCCCCAAAGCAAGGTGGTGGAGCGATTTTTCGGGTCCTTTGCCGAGCTGGAAAGGATCGCCCCGTCATACGTGGGCACCTCAATCGCGGAAAAGCCGCCACGGCTGAACCGGGGCGAAAAACTGCACCGGAGAATTCACGAAAAAATCACCCAGGGCAAAGTTCCTACCCTGATGCAGGCCCACCAGGCGATTGCCGCGTGGTTCGACGACTATGCCCGCCGTCCCCAGCAGAGCGGGCACCTGAAAGGAATCCGGCCCATCGACGTATTCGCGCCGGGCCAGGGGCCGGGCGTAGATTCGATAAAGCTCCGCGAATTAATGATGGGTATGGAAATCCGCACGATCCAGCGGCGGGGCATTAAGTTTTTAGGCACCTGGTATTACCATCCCCGCCTCTACGGCCGCAAACATGCGGTGACTATTAAATATGACCTTCAGGACGACGGATATATATTTATATATAAGGGGAAGGAATTTCTCTGCGAGGCGCTGAAAGCCGGAAAAACCCATCCCGCGGCGAAAATCCTCGGCACGGATGAAGACCAGGCGCGCCTGGCTGATGAAATCCACCTGAAAAAAAGCCTGGAGAAATCCACTGTGTCGACGGCCCGGGCCCTTTTAAAATCCGAGGTTATCCCGGAGGTTACCCGGCAGATCACTGCTGCGGGCTTCGCTCCGGATGTTCCCGGGCTCCCGCCGAAAGAAAAAAAAATGAAAGCCCTGGCCCTTTCTGATGAAGAGCGAGCGCGGATAGAGAGCGATTTCGAGGCCCTGGAACGAGAACAGGAGCGGATTGATCCGATTAACTGGGCAAACCTGGCCGAAGTTCCGGACATGGACCGGTATGAAAAGCTGCTGGAATACGAGGTCCAGGGCGTGCTTATTCCTAAAGATGAACAGGGGTTTATGCGCTATTTTGAACAGACCGAGCAATATACAAAATATACCGATTACTTTGATGAGCACCGGACCAAAATGGTGATGATGTATCAGAAATAAGGAGGTCAAAATGAATAAAATTACTGTGACGCAGCCGTTTATCACCACCAGAAACGTACGAAATTTTGACGTGATGATGGACGGCCTGGCAATGGCGGAAGGTGAAGGCCGGTTCGGCCTCGTTTACAGCGAAGCCGGCCGGGGTAAATCCCGGACGGTCAAGACCTGGCATGCCAACAACACGAACAGCATCTATCTCCTGGCCCAAAAAGTCTGGAAAACCAATTATACCGATTTTCTCCGGAACCTGTGCGTCGAGCTGGGCATCCGCCCCGCGCCGAAACGCAAGGGCGACTGTTTCGAAAGCGCCATCAACGCGCTGCTCGAATATCCCCGGACAGTGATTATCGACGAAATCGAAAAGCTCCCCAATGATTTTTTAGAGATAACCCGGGACCTGGCCGAACTCACCGGTGGGGGAGTGGTTCTGGTTGGTGAAGAGGAACTGGCCTCGCACATGCGGCTGAACCGCCGGGTGTGGTCGCGGACCTTCCAGCGGGTCGAATTTTCCGGCATCGGGGCCGGAGACATTATGATGTATATAAAGGACGCAACCAGAGACGCCGGAAAAGCCGGATTTCCAGGCCTGGTCCCCGGCGCGGAAAGCGCGGCGCTGATCCACCGGCTTACCCAGGGGAATTTTCGTGAAATCCGGCGATTAACGATTAATCTGGCTAAAATCTGCAATGATAAAAAGACCGTCGACATTACCGAGCAGATGGTCAAAGCGGCCCATAAACTCGGGCTCTCGGGGAACGCCTCATGAAACCAACCTTTGCCGGAAAGATCCGGCAGGCCATAAAAGAGCTGAGCAAAACCAACGACTCGCTGACTCCCTGGGATATCAGCGCCTACGCGGAGCTGGATTGCGCGGAACATACCAAAATGTACCCTGTTCTCAGCGATTTTTGTCAATCCGGCGAGCTGATCCGGACCCGGCGCGGGGTCTATCACTATCGACCGACCCGGCCCGAGAGACCGAGCATTCAGGAGCGGATGTGGAGGGTGTTGCGGTCCAGCCGGGGCAAGGTCGTGGAAATAGACGATCTCGTGCAGATGGCGGGCGCAAGCGAACACTACGCCCGGGAATGGCTAACCATGCTTGTCCGGCAGGGAATCGTGCGACAGTTATTGAGTAACGGCAAATGGCAGATGACCCGCGATCCGGTTGCAATGCCCCGGAACGAGGAGAAGGCGAAAAAGCTCCGGGACCTGCGGAATAAAAAGAAGGCGGCCCTGAAAGCGCTGGAACGGGCAAAACAGTTGATTGAAACTATTTGCATCTAATTTGAGAAATATGGAAACGATCCGAAAAACAGCCAACGATATCTATAAACAGCAGAACACCATTATGCACCGGGCGTTTTCAAAAGCGGGATTCCCCTATCAGGACCATAAAGAGACCTGGCTGCCCTTATTGCGGGAGCTGGCAGGTCGGCAGGTCGGCGGCTTGACCGATCTGACCCTCGCGGAACGGCACATGGTGATCGGTCATTTTCAACGGAAAGGATTCCGTCTGTTCGCCCCGGCAATACCGCCGACGATGAGGAACTGGAAAAAAGGAGACCCGGAGATGACGTGTCAATACCGGCAGGACGATGATTCCCAGGTGCGCATGGTTTTCGCCATGTGGACGGAGATGGGATACCCGCCGAAAACGTTGCGGGGCTTGTGTTTACGTCTGTTCGGGGTGAACGAGCCGAAATGGCTGGATGAACGGCAGTTATCTCATCTGGTCAATGCCGTGCGGCAGAAGGCAACAAAAAAGGGATGCGGCGTGTACTATCGCCCTGCAAACGAGAGGGGGAAAACTGAAAAATGAAACCAAAAAACCGGGCTGCCAAACAGATATTGACGGTGGGCACAATGAAGGGTGATGGAAGCGAGCGTCAGGTAAATATCAACCTGGCTGCGGTGCGGGGACTGCTCTACGAGGAAGCGGTGAAGCCGGAGAGCCCTTCGGGTAGGCTTACCATCCGCCAGCTGGAACGAATCCACGCGAAAACCGGCGTGCCTTGGTACCTGGTCAGCCGGGAAGCGGAGAAAGAGGGGTTGTAACTTTAGTCACTTTAGACACTTTAGACACTTTAGGCATTTATTTTGCCAGGAGGTAATCATGTTGACCCCGGAAGAAAAAGAACGGACAAAGAAAGATGTGCTCGCCGAGATGGCGAGGCATGTCGGCGCTGAAAAAGCGATCGGCATGGGAGAGCTGTTCGGAATCATTTATGGGGAGGAGTGGCAAAACCGGATCAACGACACCCGTAAACTGCGTACGCTGATCACCGCGCTGCGCTGGGACGGGGTCCCGATCTGTTCGATCCCCGATCGGGAGGGAGGCGGTTATTACCTGGCCGCCGCCGGGTCTGAGTTGGAGGATTATTTGAGCCGTCTGCGGCTCCGGGCCCTGCGTCCGCTGGCGATGGAGGCAAAAATCCGGAGATGCAGCCTGGCGGAGATGTTAGGCCAAATGTCGCTTAATATGGAGGTTGTAACTGCTTATAAAAATCCAACAAAATCATAATAAACCCATTAAAATCACTTGACTTTTACCATAAAAATGACTATATTAAAAGGTGAAAACATGAAAGTTATAAAAACAACCAAAGAATATTTTGAGACAGAAGAAGATAAGGTTTATTTTTTTGAGCCTTTGGAAAAAGAAATATCTGTTGAGGATATGCAGAAGATTGTGGATGCAAACGGAAAATTAGTGAGGGAAATGAATGATGAATATAGTAAGTTTTAGCGGGGGTAAAGATTCAACGGCAATGCTTCTAATGATGTTAGAAAAAAACATCAAAATTGATAGGGTTATTTGTATTGATACAACAAAAGAATTTCCTGCGATGTATAGGCATATTGAAAAAGTGGAATCAATGATTTTACCTTTAAAAATTGAGATTGTTAAATTTAATTTTGATTATTTGTTTGGTGAACATATAGTTAAAACAAGAAATGGGAGTAAAAATAATATTGGGTATGGTTGGCCTTCTTTTTTAAATCGCTGGTGTACCACACAAAAAACCCAATTATCAAAAAGATTACTAAAAACAGAAAAAAATTATATAAAGAATATCGGCATAGCTTCCGATGAAGCTGGGAGGATTGGTAAGAATTTAAAAGGAGAAAATCTACAGTATTCTCTTGTTGAGTGGGGCGTAACCAAAAAACAAGCGTTAGAATATTGTTATTCAAAGGGATTGGATTGGGAAGGTTTATATGAGAAATTCCATAGGGTTTCTTGTTGGTGTTGTCCTTTGTCAAGAATAGGGGAACTTAAGGTTTTGTACAATGAATTCCCAAACTTATGGGAAGAACTTCAACAAATGGATAAAAAATCATTTAGAAAATTTAGAAACGATTATTCAGTTGATGATCTAAGCGAGAGATTCGCCAATGAAAATCTATAAGATAACCGAAGCCAGCGAGTATTTAGGTGTATCAATCAATACGCTTAAAACGCTTGCAAATAATGATAGCATAAGCGCTTTCAAGACTTCTGGCAGCCATAGGCGTTTTAGGCAAGATGCTCTGGACGCTTATATGGGTATCGAAAAAGAAAAACAGGAAAAATTGACCGTTATTTATGCCCGATGTTCTACCCATAAACAGAAAGAAAATCTTGAAAGACAAAAAGATAGGCTTAGGAAATATGCTGAAAATAAAGGCTATAAGTCTATCTTAATTGATGAAATAGCCAGCGGAATAAACGAAAAGAGAAAAGGAATACATAAGCTGATTAAGTTATGTTTTGAGGGTAAAGTTGAAAGAGTGTTGATTGAATACAAAGATAGACTTGCAAGATTTGGATATGAGTATCTTGACGCTATTTTTAAAAACTTAGAAATAACCGTTGAGATTGTTGAGGCAAAAGAACAGAAATATGAAGAAGAATTGGCAGAGGATATTATGAAAATTTTAACTTGTTATTCTGCCAGATATTACGGAAGAAGAGGCGGGAGAAAAAAGAAAAATATAGAGAAAAATCAAACCATTGAATCTAATGGAATTTAATAAGGGGGTTCAAATGAAAACGACATTGCGTGAACAGGCGGATGATTATCTACAAAGCATAGCTATTTGTAAAAAGAGGGTCGCAGACGCGGAAAGCGCGTTCGAGCGTGAGGTGGCAGCCATCCGGGAGAAATATCAGGAGGAGATAGATGTCTATGCGATGGACCTCGGCCGGCAAGCGATCAACCTGGTTGCCCTGATGAAAGAGAATACCGTCGAACTTTTCGACGGCCGGGAGAAAGTGAAACTAATACACGGCATCCTGCTCCACACGAAAGAGCCGAAATTCTCTCTCCCCCGCAACGTGTTAGAACGCATCGAAGAACAGGGCTGGGATGAAGCGATCAAGATCGCCAAAAGCGTTGACCGGGCGGTGGTGGAGAAATGGCCGGAAGAACGGCTGTTCCTGATCGGCGGCAAAAGAAAGACCAAAGAAAAATTCGAGTATGAAGTGAAAGCGGAAACGCCATGAAAGCAGAGTGCCCTAATTGCGGCCACCAGATTGATTTTGCGGAACATTCCCGCAGTGAAGACCTGCGGTATCTCATCGAGATATTGCCGTTGTTCGGCCCGCACTCGCGCCTGGCGTTCGAGTATGCCCAGTTATTCGGCATAGCTCCTCTGAGCGTTAAAACCAAAAAGCTGGTGCGGCTCCTTCAGGAGGTGCTGACCATGTACGGCGGCGAGGAGTTCACGTTTTCCAAAAAGCGGTATCGGATCTCCCGGGTGGGGATCGCCGAGGCGCTTCGGGAAACCTGCAACCGAAAATTTACGACTGCGCTCACGAACCATAACTACCTGAAAAAAGTAATGCTTTCTATTGCCGAAAGAGAGCGTAAAGAAAAAGGCAAGTACGATGAGAAAAAGCTCCGGGAGCGGGAAGAAAAGCTCATGCAGGGAAAGCGGCCCGAGCAAGTAGAGGGCCAAGAAGCCAACGTCAAAGGGGTAAAATCCCTCTTGAATTCCCTGGATAGGGGATAAGATGCGGTCGAGAAAAAAAGCCGGAAATCAAAAATAATTTTTGGAAATTGAAAATGAAAAACTTCTTGACTTTTGAAAAAACAAGTGAAAACATGGGGGCGTCTATCAAACAACAGGCGGTGTTGCCCCCGTCAGTGGCATTTTTTATTGGGCAAAATATTTTTCCCGAGACTCCCCGTACCGCGAGGCGGGGGACACCTCCTGTTGGGTGTAGACAAGTCTCGGGATTATTGTTTTTGGGGGAGTCTGGGAAATAACCGTCTAATTACAACAGGAGGTCCAGTATGGAAAAAAGACAAGCACAGGCGTTAACAAATTTTGGAATCAACCCAGATCAGCTCGTCCATAAAGACGGACGCTACTGGATGACTGCCGAACAACTTGGCATGGCTCTCGGCTATCGGGAACCGAGAAAAGGAGTTATGAAAGTTTTTGGACGTCACCGCAAGGACATTGAGCCATTTATAGGTGTCGTCAAATTGACGACACCTTCTTCTCCCGATGGAAGAGGTGGTGGTGTACAGGAGGTAACGGTTTTCGACACCGATGCTCAATACCGTATCGCCATGCTGGCGAACACACCGAAATCAGAGAAATTTCGCACGTTTATCGTAAACATGCTCAAAGCATTGGAACGTCAGGAGTTTATCCACATCAGTCAGGTGATGCAGTGGAAAAAAGAGCTTATCGAGCTGCAAATCATGCGGCATCTCGAAAAAAGCCGGATCATGGATATGAAGAAATATAAACGCCTTTTACATTATCGAAAACTCGGGTTGAGCCAGAGAGAGACTGCGAAGCTGCTTGATATCAGCAGGCGAACGGTACAGGATTACGAAACCATTCCCCGCCGGTATGAACTGACGGCGCTGAAAGGGGGTGCCGCTTGATGACTAAAAAAATTACAAAACTTGAAACCGGCTACCGCCCCCCGGCGGACAAACGGCATGACGATCTCAAAAAGGCGAAAACGGCGGTTGACACGGCGCTTCCTCTTATCGATCCGTGTCTCCGGCATATAGTCGACATCTACAAGTCGCTGAAAGAGCTTGACAATATCATCCATAAACTGAGAAATTTTCAAAATGACATAGAATCAACAGCAAAGGAGAAAACAAAATGCAGCGTGACTGGGGTTTGATCCGGCTGATTTTGCGAATGATTGAAGAAAAGCCATCCTATGGAGATGTTGTTCGCCCGGATGCAATCACCGGCTATGATGATGAGCTGGTTTCGTATCACCTGCATATTCTCGATCAGGCCGGTCTTATCACTGCAAAATGTAAAGACACCCGTTCCGGGATCTTCTGCGTGGCGATGAATCTAACCTGGGACGGCCATGAGCTTCTGGACAGCATAAAGAGCGAAACCGTCTGGAATCAATTGCGAAATGTATTCCGGGAAAAATCAATCGATTTATCCTATGCAGCCGTAAAGACAGCGGCATTATCCATTATCAAGCAGAATTTTTTACTGGAATGAAACAGAATCGACGACAAAATACGGGGGACAGTCCCTTCACAGGGGCCGTTCCCCATCGAAAAGTAATCGTTCGGGCATTGATTGATGAGATTATTGAAAAGCATGACCTGCGTTATACGAACGTGTTAGAAGAACGGAAGGATGGGAAGGTGGCTTTTATCACCCTGACGGTGCGATTTAAGGTAGAATAATCGCGAAAAAGACGGGAAGTTTTTTGTTTGACATCGGGAAAACAACCCGTTAATATTATAAAAAAGTATAAAAACAAGGACGAGGACCAGCCCGACTTGTTGTCTGAAAAGACAATGAGCCGGGCTTTTTTATTTTTGGATCCAGAATGAAAATACTTTTTGCGTTGACGGTGATCTTGTTTCTCGTGCCGGGCTCGTTTGTTTCGGATGCATCGTTACCCCCGCAGTTAGCGAGATTATGGAGGCATGTCATGACCAAAGAATTTGATAATTATTTCCAGGTTGCCGGCCGACAGACCGGCCGGGACTGGCGTCTCTTCAAAGCCGTGGCGAAAAACGAATCCAGCTTCAATCCGGAGGCGGTGAGCCATTGCGGGGCGGTGGGCCTGATGCAGCTTATGCCGGCCACCGCGAAAGATCTCGGTCTCTGCCGCACTGACCTGCTGAAAAATCCCGTGGTAAACATCACTCTCGGCTCAGAGTATTTAACCGAACAGATCGAACACCTCCCGGAAATTCCCGATCAAAATGAACGCCTGAAATGCGCCCTGGCGGCCTACAACGGCGGCCGCGGCTACATCAACAAAGCAATTCGCATTCATCGGTCCCAAGCAAAACAACCGCCCACCTGGGACGACATTTCTAAAATATTGGGTGATGTGACCTGTCAGGTCCGGGGCAAACGCCCGGATCATCGGCAGATAATTACCTATGTGGACAAAGTCTGGAAGTCATATCAGGCATATAAGAAAGAGGAGACAGCAGCATGAAGACCAAAATGATTATTCTTTTTCTTTTGGCGCTTTTAAACAGTGGGTGTTTCATGGTTTTCGCGGTTGGGAATAACGATTTCGAGATCAACGACTCGGACACGGCGAAGACCCGGGACATCAACGCTCAGGCGGACACTAAAGTTACGCCAATACCATAAGCCGATGTCAAAATTTTTAATGTCGCTGATTACTGAAGAGATTGACAGCACCTATGCCCGGATCCGGCAGCCGTTTCGGTATGCGAGTGATCTTCTGGGTTGCATCATCGAGGTACCGGTTGGATTCGTGTTCGATTACGAATCAGTGCGTGTTGTCAAGGCGACCTCGAAACGCGGCGGGGCGATCCACGATTATCTGTGCCGCAGCAATTCCGTACCCGTGGTGACCAAAAAAATGGCCGCGGATGTTTATTTCGAAGCGATGGAACTGCGGGACCGGGCATTAAAAAAAACCCTGTTTTCCCGAATCGACGGATGGATCCGCAGGTGGATCAAGTATTGGATCGTACGGGTTGCCTGGGGATATTTCCATAGATACCGGGTGGAAGCCACCTACGAAAAACTAACCGGAAAAAAGGAGAGCGGCAGATGACCGAAATATTAACCTGGCAGATTATTGTGTTTTTAGCCGGCATGATCGCGGCATGGAGTCTGGTGGTAATAGCGACACTTCGATGGATGCTGGGCCGATATTTTTCGCAGTATGATGAGCAATTTCTGAGGCAGCGCGAGAATAACCAGATACTGAGGGAAAATTTTCTCGAATTGAAGGCGGATTTGCCGCTGAATTACGTGAGGAAAGAAGATTTTATCCGGCACGAGGTGGTCATAAATACCAAACTGGATCGTCTCCGTGACTTAATCGAAAGCACAAAGGAGAAGAAAAATGATTGATTTCGAAAAAGCCCGGAGGGAGGAATTGAGATGGTCGTTGCTGCAGGCCTTGAATGCCGCTCAGCCAATGGGCACATCGGAAACCGTTGTTATGCGCGCCATCCAGCCCATCGTGCCGGATATTACCCTGATGGAGATTCGCCGGGAACTGGACTATTTAGCGGAGCGCAAACTCGTAACCATAACAGGAGAGGATATGCCGGTATGGTTCGCGAAAATTAACCGCCACGGCATCGATATTGTGGAATATACGGTGGATTGCAACCCGGGAATCGCCCGGCCGAGAAAGTGGTGACGGCATGCCGCAGAGATCAGCAATATCGCAACTGCCGGAAGAGATCCAGCTCGAGCTGAACCGCCGCCTCGTGGCGAACAGTTTTTCCGATTACCAGGGCCTCTCCGAATGGCTGGAGGAATTGGGTTTTGAAATATCCCGGTCCTCCGTTCACCGGCACGGACATCTGTTCGAGGAGAAACTGATAGCAATCAAGATCGCTACCGAACAGGCCAAGGCGATTGCCACCGCCGCCGGTGATGAAGAGGGGGCCATGAATGATGCTTTGATTCGGCTCATCCAGCAAAAAGCATTCGATGTTCTGGTAAACCTTCAGGAAGGCAACGATAAAATTATCCCCAAAATGGGGAGCATGATAGCACGTCTCAGTCGTGCCTCGGTAACTCAGAAAAAATGGCAGATAGAGGCAAGGGACAAAGCGCAGGACGCGGCGCAAAAGATATCGAAAGAATTAACAAAACGGGGGCTTTCGGACCCCGCCGTCGAGACAATTAAAAAGAAAATTCTGGGGATCGCGGGATGATAAAGCAGGAAACAACCTGGAACCAGGAAAACAGATCAAACCGTACACCGGCGATATTGCTGCCCTATCAACAGAGATGGATGGCGGATGAATCGCAGGTGAAGGTAGTCGAAAAATCCCGGCGGGTCGGGCTTTCCTGGGGTGAGGCGGCGGATGATACCCTCCTCGCGGCGAAGGCCTCCGGGATGGACGTCTGGTATATCGGCTACAACAAAGAGATGGCCCAGGAGTTCATCGAGGATTGTGCAGATTGGTCGCGTTTCTATCAGCTGGCCGCGGAAGAGATAGAGGAAGTCGTCATCGAAGATGAGGGCCGGGACATCAAATCTTTCCGGATCCGCTTCGCTTCGGGCTGGAAGATTACCGCGTTATCATCTCGACCGGCAAATCTCCGTGGTAAACAGGGGAAAATCGTCATCGACGAAGCGGCATTCCACGATGATCTCCCGGGGCTTCTGAAAGCGGCTATAGCCATGCTCATGTGGGGAGGCCGTGTCGTAGTCATATCCACACACAACGGAGATACCAACCCATTTAATAACCTGGTCAACGATATTCTATCGGGACGAAAACCCTACTCATTACATAGAATTACGCTGGATGACGCGCTGGACGGAGGTCTCTATGAAAGGATCTGCCTCCGGACGGGCGAGGAGTGGTCGAAAGAAAAGGAAATGCAGTGGCGGCAGGAACTGATCGACTTTTACGGTGATGATGCCGACGAAGAGCTTTTCTGCATCCCCTCCCAGGGAAGCGGTACTTATCTCACCCGGGCGCTAATCGAGGCATGTATGTCGCCCGATATCCCGGTGATTCGGTATGAACAGTCTCGGGCATTTGCCGAGATCGCCGATCACCTGAGATATGCGGAAGTCGGAGACTGGTGTGAGGAGACACTGAAATCACACCTGGTAAATCTGGATCCGAAACAATGTCATTATTTCGGCGAGGATTTCGGACGAACCGGAGACCTCACGGTAATTATACCGCTGGCCGAGCAACAGAATGCGACCTTCCGGGCGCCGTTTGTCCTGGAACTGCGAAACATGCCGTTTCAGCAGCAGGAGCAGATTTTGTTTTATCTGGTAGACCGCCTGCCGCGCTTTTGCGGCGGCGCATTGGATGCCCGGGGAAACGGGCAATATCTGGCCGAGCGGGCGATGCAGCGATACGGCCCCCTGAGAATTGCCCAGATTATGCTGACGGAAAACTGGTATCGGGAAACCATGCCGAAATATAAAGCGGCGTTTGAGGACCGCACGATTTTGCTGCCGAAAGACGCCGATATCATCGAAGATCACCGGGCATTTAAGGTCATCAAAGGCGTGGCCAAGCTGCCGGAGGGAAAAACGAAAAGCAAAGACAAAAAACAGCGTCACGGCGATTCCGGTATTGCCGGGGCGATGGCGCTCTATGCGGCCTATGAAATGGCGGGATATACGGATGTTCCCATTATCCTGACCGCGGGGGCGAGAAATATGATGTCCGAATTAGGCGGATATCACGGATCCGTCCGATATGGAGCGTATTAGAAGTTAAAAGTTCAAAGTTAAAAGTTCAAAGTTGAAAGTTAAAAACCCGCAACCTGAAAAGGAGCGAAACGACTGATGAAACTCTGGTTGAATGAAACGAAATTCCTTGAGTTGAATAATGAGCGCAAATCCCTGAGCGCGGAGATAGCCGCCCGGTCACGTTCTTTGGACTGGATGGGGATATGGGCGCTGCTGCCTGATCCGGACCCGGTACTCTCGAAAACCGGACAGGGGATTGCCGTCTATCGCCAGCTCCTCTCCGACGCCCACGTCTGGAGTTGCTGTCAGAGCCGGAAATCGGGGACGCTCTCCTGCGAATGGAAGATCAATGAAGCGAAGACCGGTTCGATTCGGCAGAACAAAAACGCGTACACAATTATTGAAAATCTCATGAGCTCGCTCGATGTGTATCAGATCATCACCGATATGTTAGAGGCCCCGTTTTTCGGGATGTCTCCCCTGGAAGTGATCTGGAAAAGCTCTGAAAGCTCGTGGCTGCCGGAACGAGTTGAGGGAAAACCACCGGAATGGTTCGCGTTCGACCCGAAAAACAAACTCCGATTTATGTCAATGGACAACATGACGGAGGGCGAGGAGATCCCGGATTATAAATTTCTCCTGCCCCGGCATCACGCGAGTTATCAGAATCCCTATGGCGAGCGGGTTCTGTCGAGATGCTTCTGGCCGGTAATTTTTAAAAAAGGCGGGTTTAAATTCTGGGCGATCTTCACGGAAAAATACGGGATGCCCTGGCTGGTGGGCCGGGTGCCGAGAGCGACCAATGAAACCGAGCGGTCCGCGCTTCTGTCGAGATTGACTTCGATGGTGCAGGACGCGGTGGCCGTAATCAATGACGATGAGAGTATAAAATTAGAAGAAAGCGGCTCCAAATCCGCCTCCGCAGACATCTATGAAAAGCTGATCAGCGTATCCAACCGGGAGATATCTAAGGCAATTCTCGGCCAGACCCTGACCACGGAGCTGGACAAGGGTGGTTCTTTCGCTGCTACCAAGGAACACATGGAAGTCCGGGCCGACCTGGTGGACCAGGACAAAAGAATGATTTCCCAGGCATTTAACGTTTTGTTCTCGTGGGTCATTGAATTCAATGCGCCGGGAGCGACCGCGCCGGTATTCGCCTTCTTTGAAGAGGAGAAAATTCAGAAAGAGCTGGCCGAAAGAGACGAAACCCTGACCAATCAGGGAGTCAAATTTACGAAAAATTATTATCAGCGCGCCTATAATCTGCAGGAAAAAGATTTTGAAGTCGGCCCGGCGCCCCAGCCGCAGGGAAAATCACCATCCGCTCAGCCGGAATTCGCCGAGGGCGACGATACTATCCATGCCGACGCTGATGCTGTCGCGGCGAAAGCGATTGCCGACGCCTCGATGGACGAGATGATCGATCCGGCGAAGCAATTGTTGGAACAGTCGAGTTCCCTGAAGGAATTCCGGGACGGCCTGGCGGCCCTCTACGAAAATCTGGATGAGACGCAAATGGGCAACCTCATCCAGAGAGCAATGGTGTTAGCTCATCTGTCAGGGAGGTTTGACGCGAATGAATGAAGTTCAGGCATTAAATCTGCCGTTTGATGAGGCGATCGCATTTTTCCGGCAAAAGATCAGCCTGCCTACGGCAACGTGGGAAGATCTCTGGAAGGATATGCATTCAAGGGCATTCGTGGTTGCCGGCGCCATGAAAGAGGATCTGATTTCAGATCTTCGAACGGCCGTGGAAAAAGGCATTGCGGATGGCACAACCATCGCCGAATTTAGAAAGGATTTCGATAACATAATCTCTCAGCACGGTTGGAAATACAAGGGGGGCAAGGGCTGGAGGACGGCTGTGATATTCAATACCAACGTCAGCGTCGCCTATCATGCGGGACACTGGAAGCAGATGACCGATCCCGAGGTGCTCCAGGTGCGGCCCTATCTCCGCTATATCGCGTCGAGCGCGGCTGATCCACGGCCGGAACATACGCAGTGGTACAATCTGGTGCTCCCCGCTGATGATCCGTTCTGGGATACCCATTATCCGCCGAACGGCTGGGGGTGCAAATGCGGGGTAGTCGGCGTATCGGAAAGAGATTTAGAGCGCCTGGTAAAAGAGGAGAAAGAGTTTCCGATAAAAACCGCGGCCCCCAAAATAGAACATTACGACTGGACCAGTCCGACCACGGGAGAAACGCATCGAATCCCGAAAGGAATCGACGCGGGCTGGGATTACAATCCCGGCAAAGCCGCCTGGGATGAACATCTGGAGGGATATTGATGGCCGGAGTATCACTCAATATTAAGATTAATGATCATGGAGTACAAAAACTTCTGAATGATATCCAGCGCCGCATGGGTAATCTGACGCCGGTGATGAAAATAATCGGCCAGATTGTCCGGACATCGATCGTCAGAAATTTCGAGAAGGGAGGCCGCCCGGCGAAATGGAAACCTCTCAGTACGGCAACCCAAGCGCGGAGAAAAGGCCGGGCAAAAATATTGATGGATCGGGGCATGGGCGGCGGCCTGGCGGGCAGCATCCATGATCGAGCGGAGAAAGACAAAGTGACGATCGGCACCAACAAAATCTATGCGGCCACTCATCAGTTCGGCGCGAAAAAAGGATCGTTCGGCACGATAGAGGCCAATATCAAAACACATCTGAAAAAAATGACTCAGGCCTTCGGACGGCCCGTAAAGCCCCGCAAGGTTACCGTGCGCGCGCATACCCGGAAGATGAAGCTACCCTGGGGCGATATCCCGGCGAGACCGTTCATGGCGGTGCAGCCGGAAGACTGGGACGAAATCAGGGAATCTTTGAATGATTTTATTTTGGCACGAGGAAGGAGGTAATGATGAGAAATTTCAAAGGGTTTGATGATTGGGTTGAGATATTCAGGGGCGGCAAACAGACCGATTCAAACGGCATCAGCCATGACGGGGATGCATTGATCGATAACGCGATCGCGAAATTCAATCCGGAACACCACGAGCCGCCGATTGTCGTCGGGCATCCGCAGGACAACTCCCCGGCATTCGGCTGGATAAGTGAGCTGAAAACAGATGTTATCGACGGCGCAAAATCGCTCCTTATCAAAGCAAAGGATATCGTGCCCGAATTCGGGCAGGCCGTCGAAAAAGGACTCTACAAAAAACGGTCGGCAAGTTTCTATCCGGACGGGGGCTTGCGGCATGTAGGGTTTTTAGGCGCCGCGCCGCCGGCGGTAAAAGGCCTGGCCGACCTGAAATTTGACGAAAACGATGAGGCCCTGACCTTCGATTTTGCCGATTCGTCACCCTGGATCTGGAATACAGTCGCCGATATATTCCGGGGCATCCGCGACTGGCTCATTGAAAAAGAAGGCAAAGAAACGGCCGATCAAATCATCCGGGACTGGAACATTGAGGACATCAGGGCGCAGGCTGCCACGTCGGAAGACAAAGAGCCCCTGATTTATAGAGAGATAACCAACAATAAGAAGGAGGTAACAGACATGGATTTTAAAGAGAAACTGAAGGGGGTCCTCGGAGCAATCGGTATCGATATTTCAAAGATACCCGACGATGCTCTGCCGGCAACACCCGCCGCCGGCGCACCGCTATTTTCCGAGGCGGATATTGCGACTGCCAAAACGGACGCAGCCGCCGCGGAGCGGAAAAAAGCAGACGCGGAGTTCGCCGAAAAAGAGCGTCAGGCCCGCGAGGATGCCCGTAAAAAGGAGATCACCGACTGGGTGGGGCAAAGAGTTAAGGATGGCAAGATACTGCCGTCCTGGGCCGATTCCGGGCTGACGGCGTTCATGCAGAATCTGGATGCGGAGACGGAAATCAAATTTGCGGAAGGGGCCGAAAAGAAAAGCCCGCTTGTATTTTTTCAGGGGCTTCTCGAGAGCCTCGAAAAATCGCCCATTTTTAAGGAGATTGCCGTGAAAGAAAAAGCCGGCGACAGCGGGGATTTCGCGGAGGCGAAAGAGGACCAGAAAGCGGGAGAGGCCATTGCGGCCAAAGTCAATCCGGCCGCGAACAAATAGGTGGAAGACGGAAGGTTTTCTTCAGTCGAAAGCCGAAGTAATCTAAACGAAGGAGATAAATCATGGCAGGAACATTAGGAGTGACGGAAACCACGGGATCCGAGCTTTCCCAGCTGATCGCATCCGAGGTGCATATCCAGAGAGAGATCACGCTGAAAGCATCGGCCGGGGATTTGAAGCGCGGCACGGTACTGGAAATGGTGAGTGTGGCCGGCGGAGAGTGGCAGCAGCTGGCTACGGTCGCCGATGCCCGCGCCATTCTGCTGGAAGATGTGGATGATTCGGCCGAAACGCAGCTGGTGCAGGCCTATTTCGTCGGCAAATATCATTATGAAGATCTGATCTGGCCGGCGGGAATAACAACGCTTGACAAGCGGACGGCAATCGTGGCGCTGCAGGACCGGGGCATCATCATGGATGAGGCTATTCTGGCGATACCGACGACTACGACGACTACGACAACCACGACGACCAGCTCAAGTTCAACGAGCTCGACAACGTCGTAAGAAAAGAAACTCAAAACTTAAAACTCACGGAGGACACAATGGATAATCTTTTCAAAATACGCGTATTAACGGCGGCAATCAATGCCATGCAGGCGCCCGCCATGAAAATCTACAACCGGATTTTCCGGGGCCGGGAACATATGGAGCCGAGCGACCGGCTCGCCTTCGAGGTGATTTCGGGCAGCGAGAAGATATTGAAAAATATCTCGGTATATGCGCCCGCCGAAATTACCGACAAAACCGGCCGGAAGGTTGTGACCCTCACCGCTCCCCGACTGGCCCAGAAACGCTTCATTCATGCCGCGGAGCTCAACGCGCTGCGGGCCTATGGGGAGCAGTTCGGCCTGGAGCAGATGAAGACGCGGATTGCCCGGGAACAATTGGATATGCGGAGCATCATGGACCGGACGCTGGAATACTGGGCGGTCAACGCGCTCAAAGGCCAAATTCTCGATTCCGATCTGAAGACGGTGCTGGTGGATTACAACCTGGCTACCTCCCATAAACCGACGCTGACCGGCACCAATCTCTGGACCAGTGCATCCAGCGATCCCGTCAACCGCTTACGGGCCTACAAGAAACTGATTGAAGATGATTCGGGAGGGGCTATCACCGGATGGATAGGATACATGGGGTCCGATGTCATGGATGCCCTGCTCGCGCATGAAAAAGTGCGGGAACTGCTGAAATACGGCAAGGGGGTTCAGGTAGCCGAGAACGGTAAAATTACGAAACTGGCCGAAGTGGAGCTGGATGAGTACAACGGAAGCTTTCTCGACAGCACCGGCACCAGACGCCGATTTATCGATGAGAAGTATTGCCTGTTGATC